CTGTTTCCCCTGATGCCAGTTATCAGGTGTACGGCGATAAGGTTTACAGCAATTCATCGCAAGCCCTGTACGCTGACTACATTGCAAACGTCACTGAAGATGAGTGGCCCGTGTACTTTTCCAAGATGATTGAGTACGCACTTGCTATGGACTTCGCGGCGAGCATCAGAGACAGCTCTGCGGCACGAGGTGAGATGGCGTCGGCTTATGTGAATGCGTCCCGTATGGCGCGATTCACGGACTCTCAGCAACATCCTACGCAACCGATACGAAGCAACCCATTCACTAATGTGAGGTTCTAATGGCTAAGACTCGATTCATTCAGTCTAGCTTTGTAAGTGGCGAGCTATCCCCGTTACTGAAGGGCCGCATTGATATCAACCAGTATTATCAGGCGGTAGAGACTGCCGATAATGTTGTGATCGTCCCTCAAGGCGGGATGAAGCGTCGTCCCGGTACTGAGTACATTGGCACTGTTGTTGAGAACCTAAGCAGGTACAAGGGCGCTCCCACCATGCCTAACGGCGGGTCAACGTCGATTATCAACGACAACAATGATGCGACCACGACCTCGACAACGACTCCGATCGGCACAACCAATCCATACTCTGTTGTTGAGTACGATTTTGGCAGTCCTGTTTGGAGAGACTTCTTTGATCTGCGTCAGATCAGCTTGTCCTCTGGGTCGAGCGATGATTTTAAGATTCAGAAGTCTACCGACGGGATTAACTGGTCAGACGTTCAAGATGTGCCGCTGATTGGAACCTCTCCACAAAACATACGGGTGACGTTAGTACAGCCCCTCGGGGAGTTTACTCAGGCGCGTTACTGGAGACTTGCGCGCGTTGGCTCATCTAACTTGGGATCGGCAACTGTCACTGCCGCTGGTGTCAATGTTAGGTATCAGAACGGCACTCTCGAAGCGCCCAAGCTAATCGACTTCAGTGTTGAAGATGACCGGCATTACCTGATGGAGTTCACGTCTGACAACATCAGGGTTTATCGCTCTCCCAGTACCTTCGTTGCGGATATCAAGCCAACATACTCAAGTCTTGACGAGGCTGACGTTCAGAACATCCGAGCGGCTCAGATCGAAAACGTCATGCTGGTGTTTGGCAACTTCGAGCCAATGCGTCTAGTTAACCTAGGAACAGATGCCGATTGGTTCTTAGATAGCATCCCGTTCATTAACGTCCCGCAGTACGACTTCGACGATGCACAAAGCCCCACGCCTGTTAACGAAGTTCAGATAATGACACTTAATCATTCTGGCAGCGGCGGTCATTGGAAGCCGGGAGATCGTTTTGAGATAGACATTGAGGGCGTAACCTCTAAGTCGATTACTTACGCGGGTGATTCTAATACTGACGAGACATCTTCGACCGTCTTTAACATACAAAAGAATCTTCAAGAGATGCCTGTGTTCGGTGAAACAGGTGTTAGCGTAACTCGCACTGCCGCCGCAGACCCGACATATCGCATCGAAATATCTGGCGAATCCACCAAAGACTTCGAGTTGTTTTCTGCGTATGTGACGGAAGGCTCTACTGATCACGAGATTACATTTACAAAATCAGCGTCAGGCTCCCCACGTAAGGAAGATGTCTGGTCTGCTACCCGTGGATATCCAAAGAGCGCGTGTTTCTATGAAGGCCGATTGGTACTTGGCGGCACTGAGTCCAAGCCACAGTCGATTTTCATGTCTAAGACCGGATCATTCTTTGACTTCGACATTGATGACGGCGATGACGATGAGGCAATCTTTGCGACTATTTCTTCACGCAAGCTGAATGACATCATTGATGTGTACCCCGGTCGTAACTTGCAGATCTTTACGTCGGGTGCTGAGTTTTCAATTACTAGCAGACCCGTCACCCCATCGAATATCAGTATCCAGCCACAGACATCGCACGGCGCAAGCAACATTGAGGTACAGGATGTTGATGGCTCGACCATATTCATAGACCGGCACGGCAAAGCCCTTCTGGGCTTCCTGTATTCGTTCAACGAGGACGCTTACACCACAGATGATAGATCGGTACTAGCCTCGCATTTAATCAATCAGCCGGTCGATATGGCGCTTCTAGCGGGTACTGCGAGTGATGACGCTAACTGGCTGTTTGTGGTGAACAGTGACGGTACGGCTACGATCCTAAATACCTTGAGAAGCCAAGACATTAACGGCTATACCAAGTGGACAACGGACGGAAACATTAAGAGTGTCTGCGTTGTAGATGAAGAGCTGTATATATCGGTTGAGCGCGAGGTAGATGGCGCGACACTTATGTACATTGAGCGCTGGGACTTCACCCATAAGCTAGATTGCTCCGTCAAAAAGACAGCCGCACAGATTCAGATAGGTGCCGTCACGCATTTATTCAACGAGCAAGTCCAGATCATCGTTGATGACAAGGGATATGTGTTGCCGCCCAGAACGGTTGGGGCATCTAATGTAATTAGCTTAGACCCCGGTGAGGTATATGCCGGTGATTACGAGGTCGGCTTGCTATTTACCCCTACTATCAAGCCTATGCCACTGAATACAAACATCGGATCAGGTCAGAACCAGATGCGATTGAAGAAAATCGTACGCATGAACGTACGTGTTTACGAGTCTTCTGGCATAACTATTGATGGTGTTGCTGTACCTATCCGGGCATTTGGTCCTTCTGGGGATGAGTCACCATTAAGTCCTGAGTCTATTGTCCCCACAAGTGGCATAATAGAGGACGTTTACGATATTAACGGATGGAGCAGAGAGATCATGCCGACGATTACTTGTCCTGATCCTACGCCCATGCACATACAAATGATTGAATACGAAGTTGAGGGTAACTAATGAACCTTGCCCTACAGGATGGAATCTTCAAAGCGCAGGACTTGATGCTTCAGATGCCTCAAGCCGAGACGGTTGTGACTGATCACTTTGCCGATGGTCTATATGCGCGTGAGTTGTTCATCCCTGCGGGTGTTTGCTTGGTCGGCGCACTACATAAGACCAATCACATATTCACAGTCTCACAAGGCGAGTGCTACGCAGTGACGCATGAAGGCAAGGAACACATTGTTGCACCGTATACAGGACAAACTAAGCCCGGCATGAAGCGAGTTATCTACGCAGTAACAGATACGGTATGGACGACTTATCATCCTACCGATGAAACCAATCCTGAGAAGATTGCCGAGCAGATATTGGAGACTGAACAATGAGTTGGGTTATTACGGCAATTGCTGTGTCCACTGGCGCAAGCCTTTATGGGCAGTCAATGTCAGCAAAAGCGCAGCAAGCGCAGATAAAAGACCAAATGCGACAGGAAGAGTTAGCGGCAAAGTCTGAAGAACTTGCACGTCGTGAGCAGTTGAATGAGGCACTGGCAGCAAACACTGTGAGCATGGCTCAGTCTGGCGTAGATGCGACAAGCTTTGCCTCTCTTAGCCTGGCTAGTGCGCGTAAGGCATCACTTGCTGAAGGGCAAGAGGACCTATCCTTTAAATTAAGAGAAGCGGCATTGCAACGCAAATCTAAGAACATAGGCGCTATTAGAGATGCACAAATGGCAAGCACACTACTGCAAGGTGGAATGCAAGTTCTGGCTTTAAAAGGTCCGGGTAGCGGAACAACG